AAGGCGTCCAGCCTGAAAAGGAGAAGCTACTACTTGCAATCTAAAACAAAAAGTAGCCTTCCATCCAAAAGCCCCTCTAACCCTATTGAAATTCTTAAAAGAAGATTGAAGATTAGCATTGTTCAGATCGAAAGTAGTAATAGGGCCGACAGTGGCACTAGAATACGCAAACCTGGTCAATATTATTGGGCGAGAAAAATAGTTCTTAATGTCAGTAATATTCTCAGAATCAGAGTACATTTCCGACGGTTTTGCAGAATGATCACCACGAATGGTGACCTGATCACAAGCTTCGTTGACAAAGCTGGTGATGGCTGTGACCTCTGAATTAACAGGGACCGCAATGCCTTCTACATTTGAGCAATTCTGTGCTGAATCAGCCGCTTGTGTATTGTCAGCGGGAACATTATTAGTTGTTGTTGCAAATGAAAAATCTTAACCAAAGGGCTCACTTAAACCCTAATGGTGCACAGACGGCGTCTGGATTTTGTCTTCACGACAAGCTATCCTGACTAGTAAGGCTAAAAAGCCCAGCTTATTATACATGTTCTCCTGTCAATTCCCGAGCTTTTAACGTCTGGTGTTTGTAGCTCAGAAACCCGTATATAAAACACTACTCTCTATAACCACGGAATGTCCATAGTCATGGCAGTCTTCAAATACTCACCTCGGGTGAAGTACTGTTTAGGCTGCTCATTCATGCACTCCTTATAAACCTTCCTAATGACGTCAGCGTGGGCGTCCCACGCTTCCTGACCATGCAAAGAAAGCTCAGCCCAAGTCAATTCCACATTGCACTTGGTAATGTCTACGACTAACTTCTTATTCTTACACCAATACGGTATGTACAAAATGGAGTCAATCTCTTGCGGACCCACGAAAATGTCCAACGTCTTCTCATGACGAAAAGAACGCTTCAAAAAGCTGACACTATCTAAAGTCCTAAAACCTACCGTAGCCTCCACTTTGTCCTCAGTGGTGTACGTCATGCCTCTCTTCGTCATACCCTGCTCTATCGTAATCTGATTGAACTTGGAAATGACCTCAGGTGAAATATTCAATATATTGTCATCACCGTAAACACATATATACACATACGTCCAAAACTCACTAGCATACTTCTCTCCCATAATATCAACCCATACAAGATTGAACATAGTGAGATTGTATAAACTGTTGATAATGGATGTAGCTGGATGTCCACTTGGTAGACTCTTGTTCCACTGGTACACAGTGTCACACTTACCATCCACACCACCGTAGTGACGTGAATGCACGACTTCCATCCACAACACTCTGCGAATCATAGCATTGGTTTCTCCATCGTTGTACCATTCATTTATTCTGTCCAAAAGAGCCCAATGAACCTCGGGCTGTTCCGAACTGTCAAAGCCCTTGAAATCTCCAGCTACACAATAGGGGCCCTTCTTCTTCATTTTCTTGGCCAAGTAGTTCCACTCTGTGTAAGGATTTATTCCCACAGCAATACCGTTACGAATTCTAGTATCCTGTGCAGCTGACGTGAAGCTCAAAAACATCATTCTAAACGCTATGGTATACACCAAAGGAGCAGAAGATATCAAGCGAGCCTTGCCTGCGTCAGCTTTCTCAGCACTACGCAATTCATCTTTCAAGAAATCTACGAACACATGTTCACAACGAATTCCA